TCGCTGTTTCTGGAGTGGTGCCACCGCAACAAAGAGCACGTGATGAGTCAGACGAAGTTTTCGCTGTTCATTGGCTCGGAGGTTGAGAAAACGCGGTCTATCCCCTGGACCGATGGCAGCAGTCGCAAGTTTGGTGCCTTTTTCTTTCCCAACGATCCTGATGCTTCCCTGCCCCCATCATTGAAGGCGGCAGATCTGGGCAAGGCGGTCTACGACTGGCGTGCCCAGGCGAAACTGGCCGGGTGGAACGTGGACAATTGGGAACACATCAAGGCGGCTGCAGCATGAGTGCGTTCAATAGTGTGTTGGGTGTGTTGGGTGTGTCGGGTGTGTCGGGTGTGTGTTGGGTTGATTTTCGATACCCGACACAGTTTTCGGCCTGTGTTTTCGCGGGTTTTCGGGCGCTGTGTCGGGTGTGTTGGGTTTGTCGTCGCGTGCGCGCATGCGTGATGTTTTTTCGGCGGCGAAATGCGGCGGGAATTTTTTCTTATGCGAGGGCGGAAAAACCCAACAAACCCAACACACTCAACACAGATAGCATGAAGGTATTGAATTTAAAGGGATTTGACTGTGTCGGGTTTGTGTTGGGTTGCTGGTTTTTTGTGTCGGGTTCGGTTTTTCGGGGGATGGGGCGATGATCGAGGAAGTCGAAGAACTCATGCAGCATTGGGGAAACCAGTTCAACCAGGTCGGTGAGGGCGGAGGTCTGGGCAGTCCAATGGCGACGATCATCGAATGGGGTGGCTCTGCCCCTCGGGGTACGCCGGGATCTCGCGACTTGATGATGGCAGCGGGTGGCGGCATGGATCACGCGGCACTGGAAGTTGCTGCAGCTCTGGCGCAGCTTGAGCGCCAGTCCGAGAAGGGGGCGTTGTTGGTGACCCTGGCGCGCAATCGTTACTTGCCTCGGCCTGCGTTGTCGGTTCGATCCCAGTTGCCCTTTCTGGGGCTAGGAGAGGATGCCGACCGGACGTACAGGAACTGGGTCCATGCGCTGCACCGGCAGGTGCTGGTGATCCTGACAGTACGCAGTGCGCCAATGCGTGATCGCAATCGGCGCGTCAGATCGCCGGAAACCGGTCTGACGTGTGCGTCGAAGGTCGCCCGCGTGAGGGTTTGCTAGTTACCGTTCGTCCGGGTTGTTTACCTCAAACCTGCGTCAAAGTGCGTCAAAGGTGCGTCGAGTCAACCAACCGAAAATAGGCCCTTTTCGGTTTTTCCGGAGGCAGGTAAAAAGTCCCCACGATATGCGATTTGCGCCTGAATCGCTCACTGAGCACGTGCTGTGCAGCTTCACCCGGTTCTCCCCGAGCCGGTCACCTAACCCCGCTTCGGCGGGGTTTTAACTTTCAGTTAGGGTTGCGCTTGAAAAGTTGCGAATTCGTCCCAATCACCTTCAGAGCCGCGTTTGCTCGGCTCAATTCAAAAGGAATTAGGGGGTTGGGAAATGACTGATGACGTGAATGCAAAGCTTGATGCGATTTTCAATGCGCGTGCTGAACGAGTAGCCGAGGCCGGTCGCAAAAAGGAACAGGCGGAGAAACAGATGGATGCCAGCCTTCAAGAATTCTTGTTATTGAAAGAAAAGGTGATCATCCCCACTCTTGAGGCGCTGAAACAAAGCCTAAGCGATCGGGGGGAGGAAAGCATCGTAGTCGAAGTTACTGATGGTGAGCTTCGACACGGCAGAACACAGGCCGCAGCAATCGGATTACGTCTGATTATTGAAGAAGCCGCAAGGTACCGCGATGGTAACGATTACCCCCACCTGACATTGCAAGTAGAAAAAGCTACCAAGCAAGTCCGCTTCTACTACAGCACTATGTCTCCAAGAAGAGGTGGTATGTCGAGTTCAGATGGGCCGGTTGATTACGCTGACGTCACCCCTGAGTTGATAAACCAAAAAGCCTTGAAAATTTTCGCGGCAGTTTACGCATAGGGATGTTTCTGGCCGTTTAACGTTTTTACCGTGATTTGTATTTACTCTCCCGGCGCTTACTCTTGCCGGTCACCTAAACCCGCTTCGGCGGGTTTTTTATTTTCGGCCCGATGGGTGTCTGCAAGGAGAATCAGCATGAGCGAGCCGGCAACTGTTGTCGTGGCCGGTGGTGTGGGACTGGCGGCTACTGGTCTGCTGGCGGGCGTGGACATGCTCGCCGTGATCGGTGCGCTGGCTGGTTCTCTGGTGTTCTTCACCACCACTGAGGAATTGCCGGTCTGGAAGCGTGTTCTGTTCCTGCTGGTGTCTTTCGTGATGGGTTACATGTTCGCCCCTGGCATGGCCGAGGTTGAGTTGTTCGGCACCAGGCCTTTCAAGTACACCGGGCCGGCGGCGTTCGGTGCGTCGGTGGTGGTTGTGACCGTCGCGCTGGCCGTCATCAAGCGGCGCGGCCTCATTGCTGAACAGCAAGGGAGGCAGGATGGATAGTCAACTGATGCCAGAAGTGCTGACGCAGGCCACGTTCTGGTTGTGCGTGGCGCTGTTCGTTCGCCTGTTCACTTTCCGCCGGCGCGGCGCTCGGTTCCGCCGGAGTATGAGTTGTCTTGCCTGGGTGGTGATGGTCGCGGCGGGATCGGCGGTGGTGTACATCGGCAAAGGGCAGTTGGTCATGCCGCCGAACTCTTGGCCGCTGGTGATCGTGCTGGCGGTGTTCGTTGGGTCGGTGTACCAGAGCAGCGGCAATCTGGCCCGTGTCTGGAAGATGGGCTGATGAGCAAAGTATCGGATGACCGTCGCGGCAGCAGCGCAAACCGGGGCTACGGGTACAAGTGGCAGAAGTCACGCGATGCACACCTGCGGGCGAATCCGTACTGCACGATGTGTTCGAGTGACCTGCGCCCGGTGGCAGCAACAATCGTTGACCACAAGGTCGCCCCCAAGCTGAAGGACGCCAAGGATAGCGGCGATCCGGTTCGCATCAAGGCGGCATGGAAGCTGTTTTGGGACCCGGAGAACTGGGCGAGCCTGTGCAAGTTCTGTCACGACTCGACGAAGCAACGGATCGAGAAGAGCGGGAGGGTGCCGGGGTGTCATGCCGACGGCCGTCCGGTCGATCCGGGCCATCACTGGAACCGGTGACCGTCCGTCGCCGCCGCACCAAAAAAAGGCACGCCCAGAGGGTAGGGGGGGTGAAAAACTTCATTTCGACTTCTCTCTAGACCGATCGCCCCCCTCTTTACACAAAGTCGGGAAAAATGAGGGGAGGGGGGTATCGACAGGTAAGGGGTTGAATTTATGGCAGGAAATGGAAATTCGGGCCGTCCCAGCGTACCGGCGGCCCTCAAACTTTTGCATGGGAATCGCGGCCGTGAAAACGTTGCGGATCTTTTGGCAGAAGTAGCGAAGCCACTGGTGCCGGTCGGCGCGCCGCCGATGCCGGACGTTCTTTCTACTGAGGCGATCAAGGAGTGGGAGGAACTGGTGCCCGCCCTGATATCCCTCGGCATTATTTCTCAGTTGGATGCGATGGCCCTGGCTACCTACTGCCAGGCTGTTGCTGACTGGCGTCGCTACCAGCGGCTGATTGCCAAACGCAATAGCGAGTCACAAGACGAACTGGGCGGCGATATTCAGACCTTCAAAACAGGCGCCCAGCAAATGCACGTCTTGCGGCAACTTGCCAACGACGCAGAGAAGCGAGCCAACACTGCCGGCGCCCAGTTCGGCCTATCTCCAATGTCGCGGCGAAGTTTGAAAGCCGCCCAGGCACCGCAAGGTGAGCTATTCCCCAATGACCAACGAGACGCTGCAGACAGATACTTCAGTTGATGATCGCGTTTTTGCATTTGCCCAATCGGTGCTGGCTGGCGATATCGTCGCTGGCCCGCACGTCCGCAACGCATGCCTGCGCCACCTGCGTGATCTTGAACACGGCCCCGAGCGTGGATTGATCTGGGATCTGTCCGCAGCAAACCGCGCCATTGGATTCTTTGAAGACGTGCTGTGCCTCAACGGCGGCGACTACGAAGGCATGCCCTTCCTGTTGGCGCCTTGGCAGGCCTTTGTGGTCGGCAGCTTGTTCGGTTGGATGACTGTCGACGGATTCCGGCGCTTCCGATTGGGCTACATCGAAACAGGCAAAGGGTCGGGAAAAAGCCCGCTGGTGGCTGGTGTTGGGCTATACGGGTTGGTAGCGGACGGAGAGCAGCGCGCCGAAATCTACGCCGCTGCTACCAAGCGCGACCAAGCAATGATCCTGTTTCGCGATGCTGTATCGATGGTCGACATGTCCGGGAAGCTGCGTTCGCGTCTGGTGCAGTCGGGGCGAGACGACAAGGTATGGAACCTGTTTTACGCGAACACCAATTCCTTCTTCCGGCCGATCAGCGCGGACGAAGGCAAGTCCGGCCCTCGGCCTCATATTGGTTTGCTCGATGAACTGCACGAGCACAAGACCGCTGCCACTGTGAACATGATGCGCGCCGGTACCAAGAATCGGCGCAAGGCCATGGTGGTGATGATCACCAACAGCGGTTCCGACAAGAAGACAGTGTGTGGTCAATACCACGACCTGGGCGTGCGGATCTGTGCTGACATCGAAACAGACGACAGCTTCTTCGCGTTCATCTGTTCGTTGGATGAAGGGGACGATCCGTTCACGGACGAAGCCTGCTGGCCGAAGGTCAACCCCTCGCTTGATCACATCGCAGAAGGGCAAGCCGACGGCATCCCCGGGCGCAAGTACTTGCGTGAACAGGTGCAGTCAGCGCGGGGCCTGCCGGCGCAAGAGTCCGTGGTGCGTCGTCTCAACTTCTGCGAGTGGACCCAGGCGGATGCGCCGTGGATTTCGTGGGCAGTCTGGAAACAGGCCGAAGAGCGTGTACCGATGCGGCTTCTCCGTAACCGCCGTTGCGTTGCCGGCCTCGACCTGGCCAGCACCACTGACCTGACTGCGTTCGTGCTGTTGTTCTGGCCAGTGCCGCACGACCCTCACTGGCGCTTGTTGCCGTATTTCTGGATTCCGGATGAGGATCTACAAGGGCGTGAGGATCGGGACAAGGTTCCGTATGCCATGTGGGTCAAGGACGGCCACCTCGAAACAACCCCCGGTCGAGCCATCAGTAAGAAACACGTACTGATGCGGCTCGTAAAAATCTGCGCGTACTTCGATGTCGAGCGAATCGGCTACGACCGTTGGCGCGTGGAAGACCTGCTGCAACTGATGGCGGATGAGGATATCTCGCTGCCGGAAATGGTCGGCTTCGGCCAGGGTTTCAAGGACATGGCGCCGGCTGTCGATGAGTTCGAACGTCGGTTGTTGGGGCGTGCAGATGAGCAGGGCGTCATTGATCTGGATCCGGCGGACTTTGAAGTCATCGAAACGGAAACGGTTGAAACCCTACGCCATGACGGTAACCCGGTCATGACCTGGTGCGCCGGTAACGCGGTGATCGTTTGCGACCCGGCCAACAACCGAAAGGCCGACAAGGCCAAAGCCACGGGGCGGATTGACGGCATCGTGGCATCCATCATCGCTGTCGGGACCAGCATCAAGTCCGCTGGCCCGAGCGGTAAATCCATCTACGACGAAGGGGCAGGTATATGAAATTAGCCATCGCGGCTTGGCTCGCCGGCCTGCTGGGTTTCGCGCTGGTGGTCGGCGGAGTGGCGCTGGTCAGCGTTCCCGCCGGATGCATCGTCGCGGGGCTCGGCCTGCTGGCCTGGGCCTACCTTGCCGACCGCGCCGCCGCTGTACTGAAAGCCCAATCCAAACCCCAAGGAGGTTGAGCATGTTTTTCTCAAGCGTGCTCGGCGAAGGGCGCGGCACTCTCACAAACCCCGACAGCGGATTCTGGCGCGGCCTCATCGGCAGTGGTCGGAACAGCTCGGGCGTCACGGTCACGCCCGAATCTGCCTTGGGCCTGCCCATCCTGCAGAACTGCGTCACGTTGCTGGCGGAAACCATGGGGCAGTTGCCCTGTGAAATGTACCGCCGTCAGGACAAAGGGCAGCGGGAAGCGGCGATCAATCACCCGGCCTACGATGTCCTGCGGTACCAGCCCAACGGATTCCAGACTCCCTACGAATATCGGGAATGTACCCAGCTCGCGGCGGGCCTGCGGGGCAACGGCTACAGCTTCATTGACCGTCGCGAAGACGGCAACGTCATCGGTCTGTGGCCCTTGTGCAACAACAAAATCCAGGTGCTGAAGGGCGCCGACCTGCTGCCGTACTACCGCATTGGCGCGAGCGAGGCTCTGCCAATGCGCATGATCCATCACGTGCGCTGGGTCAGTACCAACCACTACGTGGGGCTTTCCCCGATCGAAGTGCACGCGGATTCACTCGGGCTCGCCCAGGCGGTACGGCAATACACCGGCAAGAGTTTCGCCAACGGCGTGACTGTATCCGGCGTGATCGAGCGCCCTCGTGAAGCACCGTCGATCAAGGATCAGGGCAGCATCGACAAGATCGTGGATCAGTGGGGGCAGAAGTTCGGCGGCATGGACAACGCGAAGAAGGTCGCGCTGTTGCAGGAGGGCATGACCTTCAAGCCGGTGTCGATGAACAACGTGGACGCTGAGGTGCTGGGCATCCTCAAAACCACTGGCACCGATATCGCCCGGATTTACAAGATCCCACTGCCCATGGTCAACGACCTGGAAAAGTCGAACTACAACACCCTCGAACAACTGATGATCCAGTTCGTGGTGTTCGCGTTGCTGCCGTGGGTCAAGCGTCACGAACAGTCGATGATGCGCGACTTCCTGTTGCCGAAGGATCGGCGCGAGTACTTCATCGAGTTCAACCTGTCCGGTCTGCTGCGTGGCGACCAGAAGAGTCGCTATGAAGCCTATGCCATCGGCAGGCAGTGGGGCTGGCTCAGCGTCAACGACATCCGCCGACTGGAGAACATGCCGCCAGTGCCTGGTGGCGATATCTACCTGCAACCCCTGAACATGGTTGATGCAGGCAAACCGGGAGGTGATTTGACCAACCCCCAAGTACGAGCCCAGCTCGAACTCCAGCAAGCTGAAATTGGAAGGATTCTTGCCCAATGAAAAACTACCTGCGAGCCTCCATCCTGCTGTTCAATCAGCCGCTGCTGGTGACCCCGGACATGCTGGATCTCGGTGTGCGCTGGGCCAACCAGGCAATGAGCCTGAACATCGTCAACATCGGTGCCATGCAAGGTCCTGGCATCTGGGATGACGACGGTATTGACCGAATCGCTCAGCGCGAAGAAGAGCGCCGGACTGCCATTGCCCGAACCGGGATCGAGGTTATTCCCGTCAGCGGCGTGTTGGTCAGTCGTGGCAGTCACATCAGCATGTGCGAAACGATGACCAGCTACGAATCACTCCGGGCGCAGCTGCGCAACGCGGTAGCGGATCCGATGGTTGAGCGGATCGTGCTGGACATCGATAGCCCCGGCGGTTCCGCCGTCGGTGCTTTCGAACTGGCCGCCGATATCCGCGCCATGGCTCAGCAGAAGCCCATTACCGGCATCGTCAACTTCATGGCCTACAGCGGCGGTTACCTGCTGGGGTCAGCCTGTAGCGAGCTGGTGGTGAGCCAAACCAGCGGCGTCGGTTCGATCGGCGTCATCGCCAGTCACATGGACCGCTCAAAGCAGGAAGAGGGCATGGGCGTCAAGGTGACCACGGTATATGCCGGGGCTCACAAGAACGACCTCAGTCCTCACGAACCATTGAGCGAGCAGTCGCTGAAGTACTTGAACGATGTTGTTCAGGAGAGCTACCAGCTCTTCGTCAATGCCGTGGCGGAATATCGCGGGCTGTCCGTGCAACAGGTCATTGCCACCGAGGCGGGGTTGTATCGAGGACAGGCCGGCATCAATGCCGGGCTTGCTGATCGGATGCAGAGTCCTCAGCAGGCGGTCGATGACCTGTCTCAATCCATCGCATTGAGCCGCGCAGGCCGCCAGTCCGGCCGCTTGTCCGTCCGTGCATCCGCGCTGAACCTTCAAACCCAGATCTGACCGCGTTCGCGGCAGTCACCGAAACCCGCCCTGTGCGGGTTTTTTAATGCCCAGGAGGCAACATGTCCAAAGTACTTCAGTTGCGTAGCGAACGCGCGAAGATCAACGATTCGATCCAGGCACTGGCCAAGCTCGAAACCGACGGCGAAACGCTGACGGCCGAACAGCTAGCCCAGTTCGCCAGTCTGGAAGCGGAGTTCAATGCACTGACTGACAAGATCAGTCGCGCAGAACAGGCAGAGCGTATCGCCGCTGCAAGCGCGGTACCTGTGAGCGAGTCTGCTCAAGGTCGTACCGGTCCACCACAAGGTCGTATGCATGGCCATATTCATGGCGGCGGGCCGGCGGGAGCGCCAGGTGTGGGGATGGCCCAGATGGTTCGTCTGCTTGCTGCTGCGGGCGGGAATCAACACCAAGCCGCTGAAATGGCGAAGCAGGGTGGTTTCTCTACCGATGTTTCCATGGCGCTCAGCACCGTAACGCCCGGTGCCGGTGGTGTACTGGTTCCAACGAACTTCGCTACCGAAATCATCGAAGCGCTGCGCCCGATGTCCGTTGTTCGAAAGATGGGTGCCCGCAGCCTGCCGCTGAACAATGGCAACCTGACCCAGCCCCGCATTACCGGCAACACCGTCGTCACCTACATCGGCACCGAAACCGATATTCCGCTGACCGGTATGACGTTCGCGGACACGAAGCTGTCTGCGAAAAAGGCTGCGGCGATTGTGCCAATTTCCAACGACCTGATTGCGAACGCTGGCGTCAGCCCACGAATCGACGAAATTGTTGTTGCTGACCTGGCAGTGTCCATGGGGCTTTCGGAGGATCTGCATTTCATTCGCGCAGACGGCAGCGGCTCTCTGCCCAAGGGCATGCGTTACTGGGCGCAGTCGTTCAACGTTTTGCCGGCGCCGGCAGTGGACACCATTACCCTGGAGAAAATCGACCTGTTCTGTGGCGGCATGATGCTCCGTCTGGAAACGGCGAACGTAATGATGAAGGACTGCGGCTGGCTGATGCACCCTCGTGTTTTTCGCTGGTTGCAGTCGTTGCGTGATGGCAACGGCAACAAGGCATATCCGGAAATCGAACAGGGCGTGTTCAAGGGCTACCCGGTTGGTCTGAGCAACCAGATCCCGGTCAACCTTGGCGCCGGTGGCGATGAGACCGAATTCTACTTCGTCAACTTCGCGGACATGATGATCGGCGAAGACATGGACCTGACGATCTCCTTCAGTAACGAAGCGTCGTACAAGGACGCCGAGGGCAACATGGTCAGCGCGTTCCAGCGTGACCAGACCCTGGTCAAAGTGATTGCCAAACACGACTTCGGCCCGCGCCATGTCGAATGCATTGTCGTTGCCATCAACGTCAAGTGGGGCGCCGGCATGTAATTCAGCGACCCCGCTTCGGCGGGGTTTTGCATATCTGAGGGATGAGTGATGACTGATAAAACAGCAGTGCGATTTTTGAAGGCCTGGCGCGGATATTCGGCGGGTGAGCTGGCTTGCTTCGATGAGTCCGTTGTCGAGGGCTTGGAGTCGAAAGGCTTTGCCGAGACCTATAAAGGTGAAGGCGAGCCGGCCTCGAAAGCAAAGAGCGGTAAAGGAAAAAGCCAGAGAGCTGGCGGATCCAGTACCGGAAATACAAGTACCGAGACGAGCTCCGGCACCACCGTAGAAGCAGGCGCTGGTACCACCACCGAAACCGGTACCGCCAGTGGCAACACTACCAGCGCCCCCGACGACGAGAAACCCTAAGCCATGGCCCGTCGAATCGAATACTTCGGCGATCCAGTCCTCACACTGGAACAGGTGGCGTTCCAGTGCCGGCTGGAGCCTGAGGACATGGAGCCGGGGCTGATCCGTGACATCATCATCCCCGGTGTCACAACTCAGTGTGAATCCAAAACCGGGGCGGGTATTCGGGACGCAATCTACGAAGAGGACTGGCCCGCCGCTTTCCCTTCAGGACACGCGCTGGACATCGGGCAGGCGACCGAAGTTGTTTCGGTCAAGGTCCGGCAGCCTGATGGCGCGTGGATCGACCACACTGGCCCGGTTGATCTCGAACAGAGCCAGCGAGAAAGCTTCGTATCGTTCCCGACGGGGCGGCCTGTTGGCGTCCTCCGGATCCGCTATAAGGCAGGGACCAACCTTGATCTTCACCCAGGTGTCCGCAACTGGCTGCTGATGGCGGCGGCGACGATTCATCGGCATCCGGAAATGTTCCTTGTGGGTCAGTCCCTGTCAGAGCTGCCATCTGACTTTCTTGATCACCTGGTGGCCGAGATCACCGTACCGCCGAGGTTCTGACCATGGCCTACCGCGAACCGAGTGCCGGTGAGCTGGATCGGCGCATTTTGCTCAGACTCCGCACTGATACCTCTACGCCGGACCACGGTCTCGACTCCATCTTCACAGACGAGAAAAAGCGCTGGGCCAAGATTGAGCCGGTCGGAACCGCCGTCTATACAGCCGGTGTTCAAACCGAAGTCAAAATTACTCATCGGGTGACGTTCTACTATCTCAAGGGCGTGAGCGATGCTCATGAGGTCGTGCATGGCGGCATTATCTATCGGGTGCAGCGGGTAGCTGACATGAACGGAACCCGTCGCTTCACCATTCTGGAAGTCGAAGAACTCGGGCCGCAAAAGCCTGGAGGTGGAATCTATGGCTAACTCCGCATCGGTCGAAAGTTACCTGCACGTCGAGGGCTTCGAGGACTTCGAGCGCGATGCTTTCGACAAGAAGAAGATCCGCGCCGGTATGCGTAAGGCTGGCTTGCTGGTCACCCAGCATGCCCAGATGAACCTGGTATTGGGTAAGGGCCGAGAGGGCTATCCCAAGAACCGGACCGGTGAAACGGTCAACTCCATCAAGTTCAGGGTGTCGCGCTCCGGCTTCATGGTCAAGATTTCCCCGACTCTCACACCTGCAATGGGCGAGTTCTATCCCGCCTACCTGTACTACGGTGTGAAGCAAGGCCGAAAGCCCCAAAAACTTGCACCCGGAAAAGGCATCGGGCGAAAAAACCGCCGGCAGGCGGGTGTTCGAGCCCGGCTCATCGCCGAACGGGCAGCGGGTGAATGGCGGATCAAGCCGCACGACAACTACATGGCAGACGCGCTTCAGGATACATCCGAGCAAGTCCGTTCCATCCTCTTTTCAGCGTTCGCCGATGCCTTGAACTGAACGCTGTTCCTTTGGACCCATTATGAAACTGAACCCGATTGTTGCCCATCTCAAGGCGACATGCCCGGCCTATGCCGGTCGAGTTGCAGCCGGTATTGATTGGGACTCAGTTGCTGAAAGCGCCAAGCTTCCAATGCCGGCGGCGTACGTGATTGCGGCCGCTGATGGAGCCGCGCCCAGCAAGGCACAGAACGCGGTGATACAGGATGTCACCGACCAGTTTGCTGTGGTGGTTGTACTGGAAGCCGGCGACGATCGAGGGCAGGAAGCCAACGATCAGCTGCACGATTTACGCGCAGAGCTGTGGCGTGCGTTGGTGGGCTGGAAGCCTGGCCCCGAATACACGCCGATCCAATACGACAAAGGCACCCTGGTGTACATCAGTCGTGCACGTGTCATCTACCAGTACCTCTTCACAGCTGGTTTCCAGATCGGTCGCAACAAATCTACCGACCCGGCAGAGACCTGGCACGAACTGGAACTCGACGGCCTGACCGGTTTTACCGGCGTAACCATCAACATGGACTGCATCGATCCCGCAGACCCCAACCTGAAACGCCCCGGCCCGGATGGGCGCATCGAAGTCAAATTCACTGGAGACGTAACACCATGACCAAGCGCATCACTGTGGTGCCGGCTACTGGCCGCTCTGTGCCCGATCCGGAGGCTGGCGACCTGTTGCCCGTTGAAGGTCGGGAAGTCCCCGACAATGCCTGGTGGCGCCGCCGCCAGGCTGACGGTGACGTCACCACCAAGCCTGCCAAGGCCCCATCCACCAAGGCCGTTACAGCGGCGCAATCCGAGGAAGTCAAATAATGGCCATTGGATTCAGCAACATCCCCGCCGATATCCGCGTGCCGTTGTTCTATGCGGAGATGGACAGCTCGGCCGCAAACACCGCATCGTCGGCCATGCGTCGGCTGCTCGTCGGGCAGGTCAATGACAACGCGACCAGCGAGAACATCGGCAAGCTGGTGCTGGTGTCGAGCCTGGCCATTGCCAAGAGCATCGGCGGCCCTGGCTCGATGCTCGCAGCCATGTACGAAACCTGGCGCAAGGCTGATCCGATTGGTGAGGTTTGGTGCCTGCCTGTGCCGAAGGACGCCGGCGCGATTGCCTCGGCGACAGTGACCATCACGGGCGCGACGGCGACTGAGCCTGGTGTTTTGAATCTGTACATCGGTGGTGTGCGGGTGCAGTCGGTCGTTACCTTGGCGGCGACACCGACCATCGCTGCGGCAGCACTGGCGGTGAAGATCAACGCAACGCCTGATCTGCCGGTAACGGCAGCGGCAGCAGCAGGGGTGGTGACTCTCACCTGCAAGTGGACTGGCGAAAGCGGTAACGACATTAGCATTGCCATGAACCGCCTGGGCAAGTCCAATGGTGAATACACACCGGCTGGCTTGACCGTAGTGGTAACCGCGATGACCGCCGGCGTCGGCGTTCCTGATGTTGTGGACGCCATCGCCGCGGTGGGTGATGAACCCTTCGAATTCATCTGCCAGCCGTGGTCAGACACCACCTCGCTCAACGCCTGGCGGGATGCGATGGATGACAACACCGGTCGCTGGAGTTGGGCAAAGCAACTGTTCGGCCATGTCTACACCGCCAAGCGCGGCACCATCGGCACTCTGGTTGCTGCTGGGCAGGTGCGAAACGATCAGCACATGACGATTCAAGGCGTCGAGGCCGGGGTTCCACAGCCGGTATGGGTGCAGGCTGCTGCACTGGCGGCGCGCACGGCGGTTTTCATCTCCGCTGATGCCAGCCGTCCGACTCAGAGCGGAAGCCTGCCAGGCCTTGATCCGGCGCCTGCCAGCGACCGTTTCACTTTGACCGAGCGTCAGTCGCTGCTGAACTACGGGATCGCCACCGCGTACTACGAAGGCGGCTACGTGCGGATTCAGCGTTCGATCACCACCTACCAGAAGAACGCATTCGGCCAGGCCGACAACTCGTACCTGGACAGCGAGACGTTGCACCAGTCGGCGTTCATTGTTCGCCGATTGCAAGGTGTGATCACCAGCAAGTACGGACGGCACAAGCTGGCCAGCGACGGCACCAACTTCGGCGCCGGCCAGCCCATCGTTACGCCGAATACCATTCGCGGCGAGCTGATCGCCCAGTACGCGAAACTCGAAATGGAGGGACACGTCGAGAACGCCGAGCTTTTCGCTGAGCACCTGATCGTCGAGCGCGATAGCAATGATCCGAGCCGGGTCAACGTGCTGTTCCCGCCGGACTACATCAACGGCTTGCGCATCTTCGCGTTGCTCAACCAGTTCCGCCTTCAGTACGACGCAGCGGCGTAACACTGACCCTGAACACCCAGCCCGCTCAGTGCGGGTTTTTTCATTCTGGAGAACATGACCATGGGTCAACTTGTAGCGGGTACCGCGTACGTGAAAGTGGACGGTACGCAATTGACTATCACCGGGGGAGCAGAAGCCCCATTGATGTCAGTCAAGCGGGAGACGGTCCACCCTGGCTTCTACAAAGAAGAACCGCTGGCACCGTACTTGAAAATGACCACGATCTTCGAGGAAGGATTTCCACTGAAATCGTTGATCAACAGCCGTGACATGACCGTCACCTGCGAATTCAAGAATGGCAAGGTTTACGTTTTATCGGGTGCCTACCTGGTGGACGAGCCTTCGCACAAGGGTGATGACGGCACGGTTGAACTGCAATTTGATGGTGTGAATGGGAGCTGGCAATGAGTGAACAAGTGAAGCTGCAGGTTGCAATTGAGGCCCATGGCGAGCCCGTGACCGAGCTGACCATGCGTCGCCCAACGGTGCAGGAAGTCCGGACCATCAAGGCGTTGCCGTACAAAATCGACAAGAACGAAGAAGTCAGCCTGGACATGGATGTCGCCGCCAAGTACATCGCGGTCTGCGCGGGTATCCCGCCATCGTCGGTCAACCAACTGGACCTTGCCGACCTCAACGCCCTGAGCTGGGCGGTGGCCGGTTTTTTCATGAGTGCGGCGTCGGCACCGTCAGCCAACTGATCGAGGTCGCATATGACCTGGCCTGGTTCTGGAAAACAGATCCTGAGCTTTTAATGGCCCGACCGTTGGACGTGCTCGTTGAATCCTTGGAGCACGCCCAGCGCATAAACAATTCCCAGCAGGTGCAGTGATGGCGGACAAGTTCCAGCTCAAGGCGTTGATCACCGGCGTCGACAAGCTGTCGCCGACACTGAAGGGCGCCGCAAAGAACATTGCCGGTTTCCGGAAACAGATGAACAGTTCGGGCCTCGGCAAAATTGGCTTCAGCGATGTCGTGCAAGGAGGCGCCTTCGCCGCGCCGTTCATTGCAGGTGCCAAGGCGGCAATGGACTTTGAATCGTCGATGGCTGATGTGAAAAAGGTCGTTGATTTCGATACGCCCGAGCAGTTCAAGCAAATGGGCAAGGACGTGCTCGACATGTCCGAGAAGATGCCGATGGCCGCCAGTGGCATCGCGTCCATAGTCGCGGCAGGTGGGCAGGCGGGCTTTGCTCGTGGCGAACTCAAGCAGTTTGCCGAAGATGCCGTGAAGATGGGGATCGCGTTCGACCAAACAGCTGATCAGTCCGGCGACATGATGGCCAAATGGCGGACGTCCTTCAAACTGAGCCAGGTGGAAGTGGTGACCCTGGCTGACAAGATCAACTACCTCAGCAACACTGGCCCGTCCTCGGCCGCGCAGGTTGCAGATATCGTCACGCGGGTTGGTGCTCTGGGTGGCGTTGCCGGCTTGACCGCCGGCCAACTGGCGGCAATGGGGGCAACACTCGCAGGTGTCGGTGTTCCGAGTGAAGTTGCGGCTACAGGCATGAAGAACTTCATGCTGGCCTTGACCAAGGGAAGCGCGGCAACGAAGCAACAATCGCAGGCTTTCAAGTCCCTGCGCCTCGATGTGAAGCAAGTCGCCAAGAGCATGCAGAAGGATGCTCAGGGCACGATTGAAGATGTGCTGAATCGCATTTCCAAGGTGGACCCGGCTAAGCAGGCAGGATTGTTGACGGAGCTGTTCGGTACCGAGTCTGTGACCGCGATCGCGCCGATGCTTACGAACCTGGATCTGTTGAAAACCAGTTTCGCGGCGGTGGGCAAGGAAGGCAAGTTTGCTGGTTCCATGGAAAAGGAATATGAGGCGCGATCAAAAACTACAGCCAACGCAATGCAGCTTTTGCAGAATCGGGTAACCCGGCTTGGGATCGAGGTCGGCGCGGCTTTGCTACCACCGCTGAACGAGATCATGGAAACGCTGGGTCCGCTTGTTTCGAGAATGTCCGAACTGGCAGCCGAACATCCGGGTGTTATCCGTGGTGTGCTGGGCGCCGGCATTGCCTTCGGAGTCCTGCGCATCGCGGTAATGGGCGCCGTTATGGCGACCAAGATTCTCAGCGCGGTGATGGCGATGTCACCGGTCGGGCTTATCGTCCGGTTGATCGCGTTAGCGGCAGGTTTGCTCATTGCAAATTGGAAGACGGTTGCACCGTTTTTCGAAAAGCTGTGGGAGCGCATACGCCGTCCAGCAATGGTCTTCTGGGAGTGGATCAAACTGGCTTGGCAGTTCTCGCCATTAGCTTGGGTGGTGGCGAACTGGGAGCCCTTGACGGGGTTGTTCTCGGCAATCTGGGATGTGTTGTACGCCGTGACTACGCCGGTGATGAAGTTTCTCGGCGACCTATTTGACTGGACGCCTCTCGGGATGATCATCAACAACTGGGAGCCCATCGTCGCGTTCTTCAAAAAGCTTTGGGACAGGGTCAGGCCCATTCTTGAGCCCATGATGAAAATGCTTGGCATGGATGCAGGCGGTGAGGGCGTAATCAAGAAGGCGACCAACGTCGCCAAAAACTTTGCCGAAGAGCAGACGCGGCGAAACGCCGGTGCCGGTGGTGGTACCGGGGCTTTGCTTCAGGCAGATGCGGTGCAAGCTGCCACGGGCCGTCAAGCGCTCAACAATAAAGCGTTCGGCGTGGACAACAACCAGTTGCTTCGGGCTCCTGGTCAATTGCCGCCGTCCGGCAGCTTGCTCTTGCAGACCTCGGCTGCAAACGCCCAGAAAGTGAATGGAGAAATCAACATCAATCTCAACGGTGCACCACCCGGCACTACTGTTGATCAACCCAAATCCAACCAGCCCGGTCTGAAGATCAAGCCGAAGGTGGGCACGCGAACCGTTGGCGTCATGAAGGAGTAGCGTATGGATCAAACATGGCGCGATCAGTTGCTGCCGGCTTCGTTTCGGGGGATCAGCTTCCTGATCCCCCAAGCGTCAGTGCCGATCGGCATGAAGGGGCAACTACACGAATTCCCGCAACGAGATGAACCGTACTTTGAGCAACTGGGCAAACAATCCCAGGTGCATCGACTGGTGTGCTGGATCATCGGTGATGATTGTTTTGAGCGGCGCGACAAGTTCATGGAGGCGATCCAGACGCCGGGGGCGGGTGAGTTGGTACACCCTTGGCTCGGCCGGATGCAGGTCAAGGCAGGTGAGGGTGAGTTGACCCACGACTTCAAAGCAGGCGGTATGGCTGCGTTCGAAGTGACCTTCTACCCTGATACACCGCTGAAGTTCCCAACGACCAAGATCAACACCCAACAGCAAGTGGCCAGCGCTTCGGATAGCCTGCTGGACTCAGCGCTCGCCCGATACAAGGCCGCAATGGCCAAGGTAGATCAAGCACGACTGGGCCTGGCTCGTCTGCGCAATAGCCTGTCCGGCGTGTACACGGTGATTCAGCAGCAGTTCTCTACGATTGCTGGTGTCTTCACCAACCTGACCGGATTTGTCCAGTCGCTGATGAATGCCCCGGACTCGCTGTCGTCGTTGTTCTCCAGCTATTTGAGTGAGTTCTCAGTCGATGACTATCTCAGCGACAGCTCTGGACCTACCTATCGCAACACGGTGGCCACCTCGACACAGCACTCCGAAGCGGCAGCCAGCATCAACACGGTCAGCCAGACCGGGGGCAAGGACTCGGCTGCTGCCTCACAGGCCGTCGCCAATCTGGTTCAGGACGCGTTGCTGGTTCAGGTCGGGCTGATCGTCAGTGAAATGCCGATCGCCTCGCAGCCGGTGTCACCTGGAGCAACGCCTTCGAATGAGCAGCAGGCGGTTCAGCCGATCACAAGGCCGGAGGTCCCGGTAGCTGATGATGTGATCGAGTTGCGCGACAAGCTCAATGAAGCGATGTTCGAAGCTTCATTGAAGGCGGACCCTGAGCATTACATGGCGCTCAACACGTTGCGTCAGGCCATCGTGAAACACCTGACCGCTGTTGCGGAGTCAGGCGTGCGTCTCGTCGAGATCACCCCTCCAGAAACCCTCCCGGCTCTGGTGCTGGCTATCGCCGGTTCGGCGACGCCACCCGCGAGTCCGAAGTAGTGCAGCGCAATCGCCTCAGGCACCCGGGTTTCGTCCCGGCACTGCCGATCAAAATAGCCCAGAGGTAACTCATGGAAGACATCAATGCTGTCAGCCTCACGGTTGATGGCCTGGATTACTCCGGCTGGAAGTCCGTGGAAATCACCGCCGGCCTTGAGGATCAGGCCCGGTCCTTCAATCTCAGCATCACCTGGAAATGGCCGGGACAGGTCGAGCCCTTGCCGATCAAGCAGGGGGCGAAGTGTCGGGTTCGGATTGGCGATGATCTGGTACTGACGGGCTGGGTGTTCGCCACGCCGATCAGTTACGACCATCAGCAGATCACCACCAGTATCAGCGGGCGCTCATTGACCGCCGACCTGGTGGACTGTGCAGCGATCAACAAGCCGGGGCAGTGGAACAACCAGAGTGTGCTGGCGATCGTCGGCGCCCTGGCACGGCCTTACGGCATCAAGGTGCGCAGCCAAATCCCCGAGGGAGCCAAGCTATCGGACCACACCATCGAGCCGGGTGAGACGGCGTTTGAATCTATCGACCGCTTGCTCACGCTGTTCCGGGTGTTCTCTACCGACGATGCCCGTGGTGTGGCTGTGCTCGCCAGGCCAGGGAGCGAAGCGCGTGCCTTTGATGCTTTGGAGGTCGGCAAGAACATCCTGACCGGTGACGCGTCGCTGGATTTCTCGGCGGTATTTTCCGAGTACCGGGTACTCGGTCAGAAAAGTGGTACGGATGATGAGTTCGGCGAGAAAGCAGCCGAAGTGTCGGCCGTGGTTACTGATCCGCGTATGACCCGCAAACGGGTGATGGTCATTCAAGAGTCTGGGCAGATGACCAACGAGTTGGCCCAAGCCCGAGCGAACTGGGAGCGTGGCAGTCGGATGGGAAAGGCGCTCACCACCATGTACACCGTGCAAGGTTGGCGACAGTCCAATGGGGCGTTGTGGCGGCATAACTCGTTGGTGCGCGTCATTGACCCTGTGATCGGTTTCGACCGCTGGATGCTCATCGCCCGGGTGACTTACTCCCTGGCCGAGGGGGGCATGATCACGCGAATGGAGATCGGCCCGCCAGACGGCTTTGAGCCTGAACCGCATGACCCGCACAAGAATCGCAAGCTCAAGAAAGGTGGCAAGGGCGACAATTTCGAATACCTCATACCCGCAGACTACGAGCCCAAAAAATGAACCTGAAAAGCATATTGGCACGCGGCACGGTGGTGCTCGCGGCGGCTGACCGGCTGATGCAGACCTTGCAGGTGAGGCTGACCGCAGGGGAACTGAAGGACAACGTTGAGCACTTCGAACCGTATGGGTTCACCAGCCATCCCAAGGCCGGTGCCGAGGTGCTGACCATGTTTCTCAATGGTGATCGTTCACACGCTGTAGTTGTGGTTGCGGCAGATCGTCGGTACCGGATCAAGGAGTTGAAGCCGGGCGAGGTGGCCATCTACACCGACGAGGGTGATCGTGTCCACTTCAAGCGCGGGCGGATTATCGACATCGAGACCAATACGTTGAACATCAAGGCGACTACTGCTGTGAACTTCGATACCCCGACAATCACTCAGACCGGCCGGATTGTCTCGCTGGGTGACCAGGTGGCCGGCGAAGTCAGCCAGATCGGCCACGTCCACAGCAACGTCCAGATCGGCAGTGGCAATAGCGGGCCTCCCGCAGGAGGCGGCTGATGAACCTTGCAGATGATCGCGAAGCCGCTCTGACCCGAGCGGTGCTGATTAGCTTGTTCACCTGGCGCCGTGGCTTTGAGGATGACCCGGTAGACGATGACGAGCGTTACGGCTGGTGGGGCGACAGTTACCCAGCCATCGCGGATGACCGCATTGGCTCGCGGCTTTGGCTACTGCGCCGAGTGAAATTGACCGATGCCACCCAGCGCGATGCAGAGTTCTACGCCGACGAAGCGCTCCGGTGGTTACTGGATGACGGCGAAGTGATTCGCATGGAGATCACCAGCGAAAAGAGCGACATCAACCGACTGAGCCTGATCGTCGTCCTGACCGTTGCCGGTGGCGCCCGCCTGGAAATCAAACCCCTCTCATCATGGCAGGTGATCTATGCCGTTTGAAACACCATCATTACCGGTATTGATCAGTCGAACCGAGGCTGACCTGGCCAGTGACTCGCTCAGACGTTCCGATGCAAGGGTGCTTTCCCGTGCGCTCAGCGGCGCAGCATATGGTGTGTACGGTTATCTCGACTGGATTGTTGATCAAATCCTGCCTGACAAGGCAGACGAAGAAACCTTGGAGCGCGTCGCAGCGTTGCGACTGAACCAGCCTCGAAACGCTGCCCAGCCTGCCAAGGGTAGCGTGAGCTTTACCGCTGCTGCTGGCGCTGTGCTGGACGAGAACTCGGTGCTGCAAGCCAGCGATGGCCGGATGTATCGCGTAACCACTGCGGTTACCACGGTGGCGGGAACCAACAGAGCAACGGTTGCGGCTGTCGATGCAGGTGCATTGGGTAACGCAGATGTAGGACTAGCGTTGACCTTGGTGCAGCCCGTGTCCGGTGTGGCCAATGCCTTTGCCGTCATTGCCCCCGGGTTGCCCGGCGGCATCGCTAAGGAAAGCGTTGAGTCGTTACGCGCTCGCGTGATTCGCTCCTACAGGGTGATCCCTCATGGTGGTTCTTCTGATGATTACGAAACTTGGGCATTGGAAGTGGCTGGCGTGACGCGTGCCTGGTGCCGTTGCAATTATCTTGGGCCAGGTACCGTCGGGGTTTTCGTCATGCGTGACAACGATGCTGTTCCAACCCCCAACCCAACGCAGTTGGCTGAAGTGGAAGCTCATATTGACCCGGTCCGGCCAGTAACAGCGGAGGTTTACGTATTGGCCCCAGTTGAAAAGCACGTCTCCTACAAGATTCGCGTTCGGCCCGATACGTCCGCCATCCGTGCAGCGATCACGGCTCAGCTCGTTGACTTGCATCAGCGTGAGGCTGGGCTTGGTGACACGCTGCTACTGACCCACATCCGGGAAGCCATCAGCGGTGCGGCCGGGGAGTTCGATCATGATTTGGAATGGCCGGTCGCAAACGTTACTGCTGCGGCGAGCGAGTTGCTGACCTACTGGGGGATCGTATGGTTATAGCGCGAACGGCTGAAGAGTATCGCAGGCAGCTACGCGGGCTTCTGCCAGCAGGGCCTGCATGGGACCCCGAACTGGTTCCGCAGGTTGACCTGGTGTTGTCCGGTGTATCGGTCGAATTCGCCAGGCTCGATGCGCGGGCCGCCGATCTGTTGAACGAGGTGGATCCTGCTTCGGTGAGTGAGTTGGTACCGGACTGGGAAACGGTGATGGGGTTGCCGGATTCGTGTCTGGGGCCAAACCCAGCATTCGAAGATCGGCGCTTGGCTGTGCGCCGAAGGCTGGTGGAGGTGGGCGGTCAGAGCAGAGCTTATTTTCTTGAGATCGCAATAAGTCAGGGATATCCAAACCCCACCATCACAGAACACCGAGCGCCCCGAATGGGGCGTTCTCATTTTGGCTCCGCGCATTTTGGTACGTGGGGTGCGCAGTTTCTGTGGACGCTCAACACCGGTGGTCGGCAGCACAAAGGTCGCCGCTTCGGTGCCAGCTTTTGGGGTGAGCGTTTTGGGGCAAACCTCGGAGATGCACTTGAATGCCTGATTCGCCGACCAGCACCCGCACACACGGTTGTGCGCATCAATTACGACTGAGGGGAACAACGTGGATTATCCGATTAGTGTGCCGAATATTGGATTGGTGGCCGGAAAGTTTGCCAACGAAGATGCCTTCACCGGCATGCCCGGTTCGTTGATCCCGGCGCAATGGGGCAACGCCGTAACCGATGAGATCCTGAATGTGATCTATGCCTCTGGCGCGGTGCCAGACGAAGCGAACAGCGCTCAGCTTATTGGTGCTATTCGGCAAGTCATCAAGAACCTAACGCCCGGCCGGCTGCTCAACATCCGAGTGTTCAGCGAGCCAGGTACAACCGTCTACAAGGCGACGGCGGGAACCCAGATGGTGATCCCCGCAGTGCAAGGTTCGGGCGGTGCCGGCGGTGGTGCTCCCGCGACTACTGCGGGCAACGGATCGTTGGGAGCACCTGGTGGCGCCGGTGCATTTGCACTTGGCTTCTTCACTGCTGGCTTTGATGGCCAACTAATCACGGTCGGTCTAGGCGGGGCGGGTGTCGTGGGGGGCGCGGGAAACCCAGGTGCCGCCTCTTCCTTTGGTGGGTTAATGAGTTGCCCCGGTGGCAAGGGGGGAAGCCTGAGCGGTCCGTCACCGGGAAACTTCTTCGCGGTATCAGGCAATAGCAACAGCCCAAGCGGTGGCAATATTTTTCAAGGGGCGGGGCAGGGTGGCGACATTTCTGTCTGTCTCGGACCAACCAGTTCTATGGTGGGGGGAGGCGGAATGAGCCGCTTTGGCGCTGGCGCTCCAATGGCTGGCGCTGACACTGCCGGCGTTTCAGCTATCTCGGCGGGTGCCGGCGGCGGCGGTACAGCAAGGACAGGCGGCGGCACCGCTCTAAAAGGTGGTGATGGTGGGAAGGGGTGCGTAATCGTATTCGAGATTTCCTAACGCCCGGTTACGACCTTACTTTCGATGAGATAGAACATGAATAAATACGCCAGAATTTATGACGCTGAGGTTCAGGAGTTGTTTTCCACCGATGGCGATATCACGGAAATGTTCCATCCGGACTTCATCTGGGTGGATGTAACTGGGATGAATCCGGAACCAGCCGTGGGTTGGTCCGCATGCAAAGAGGAATCCGGGTGGGTACTGGCAGAGCCAACGGTAGAGCCACCGAGCGATGCCGAACTAATGGCCAATGCAATCGCCCAGCGCGATGTACTACTGCAAGTTGCCAACGAAAGAACGGCCGGCATGGCTGATGCCTACATCGCTGGCCTGCTGGATGACGCTGATACCGCGACGTTCAAGGCGTACGCGGTATACAAGTTGGCTCTAAACAAGATCACGGCCCAGCCTGGTTATCCACGCGAGATCGACTGGCCTGCATCACCCTTGTAATCCGCGCCTGAAAACAGAGACCGCCCCTTGGCGGTTTTTTTTCGTCTGGAGAAATTAATGACTATTACCGAACAAGACCGAGACATCCTCGCCCGAACGATCTGGGGAGAGGCACGCGGCGAACCGCTGGCCGGCAAGGTGGCTGTGGCCTGGACCATCCGCAACCGTGTGCTTGATGGGAAAGCCAAGTCATGGTGGGGCGAGGGCTATGCCGGGGTCTGCCAGAAACCGTACCAGTTCAGCTGCTGGAACAAAGGCGACCCGAATTTCCCGTTCCTCAGTGGCGCCCGGGAGATCCCGTTCCGCGAACTGGCGCAATGCCGGATCGCGGCTGACCAGGTGATCGACGGCCAGGTGCCGGATCCTACCGGCGGCGCCACGCATTACTACGCGCTCAGCATGAAGACCGCACCCGGCTGGGCGGCGAAGGCCAAGCAGACCCTGCAACTGGGCGGTCACGTTTTCTTCAAGGATGTGCCGTGATGTCGGTGCCGTGGAGTCTGGTCGGCGCCACGGCGTTGGTGCTGGCTGCTGGAGCTTGCGCCTGGCAGGTTCAGGACTGGCGCTACGGGAAGCAGTTGGCCGAGCAGGATCGCCTGCACGCCGAAACCCTCAACCAGTTGACCCAGATCGCCGCCGCCGAGCAGCAGGCCGAGCAGGACAAGCGACTGGCGCTCGAGCAGCGGCTGTCGGCCAGTGAGCAATCCCATTACAAGGAACTGAGCGATGCACAAAAAAACCAAGATCGCCTGCGCGATCGCCTTGCCACTTCTGATCTGCGGCTGTCAGTCCTCCTCGATGCCACCGAGGCTGCCAAAGGTTGCGGGGTGCCCGCCACCACCGGCGCCGGCGGCATGGATCATGCAGCCGTACGAGCCCGACTTGACCCAGCGCATGCTCAACGAATTGTCGCCATTACCGACGCCGGCGACCGGGGATTGATTGCCCTGTCCGCCTGTCAAAGCTATATACGAAACTTGTTTCGTTAGTCGAGGAAGATAATATGGTCCTTTGCTGTTTTGAGTAGGTCTGGGAAAATTTCATCAAGCTCTTTATTTAGGATTGAGCATTTTTCTTGCTGGGTTGCCTTGGTTAGCTCTGCAACTTTTTCTACGAGCTTTAGGAAGTCTTCTAAGTGTTCTGAAATTGCAAAGTATTCAAAGGTGCTATGAAAAATTAGTACATGCGGAGCCACCGCGTGCGGGTCTATTAAAATCACAGATTTGGCGGACTCGTGTTGGTTTTCACCGGCGTGAGCCACAAAGGAATTTCGTTTGTCTTGTATCATTAAATGGATTTTATATAGCTCATCTCCGATAGTTGATTTAAGCTTTTGCTCTGGGATTTTTCCTCTTCTTCGTGTTGAGCTGGCGAAGCACTTCCAGTAAGTAACAATTGAAGATATCAAAAGGCTACCAAATACTATGTGATCTGGGTGGTCGCGGTTGTATGGCTCATTTTTCAGGGCTGAGGCTTCCAGTTTCTGTCTGTAAGTCATAGCTGTTTTGATTGTAGACTCTACTATCTCAAGATCTTTTGTTATTAGTTGAAAGTCGGCGCATAGCTTTCCAAGCTTGGTGTTTACTTCTATGGCCTGGCATGCCATGCCTTTGTGTATGAATTGCACTTCAATTTTGCCATTTCTTTTGGTTTTTCTTGTTCGTAGATCGTGCATTATGGAGTTGCGCATGGTGTTCTGCTCATAATGAGTAATCGGTGGCGAGAGTTTGGATTGATCGCTGCAAACAGGATGAGATAGTGAAGCCCCTCGCAGAACGAAAGGGCTTTTTGACGGAGTAACTTTGAGCGTCAACCGCCGATGGAGTGAGCCACAATGGTTATAAGTTTTTGGATTGTTGGACTGCTCGAAAGATCGACCATGTTTTTTATGACTGAGGTGGTGTTAGCTGCTTTCTGCAAAAAAGGGCCTAGTTGGGATTTGTTCAAGATTTCAACTTTGTTCTCGAATGTTTCATTACTATTAGCCTGCAATTTTTTTAGCGCGTCTAGCAGTGCAGGATAGCTTGTCTCCGCGGGTAACCCGAGCTTAGCTAGAATAGAAATAGGGTCCCGCTCTACAAAACCTCCTTCTACACAGTTCGAGATATGCAAGCCGTCAATATCAACGGTCTCTGAAAATCCCTTTGGGACGGACATTCCGATCCCGCCACAATTGCTGATAATAATATTTTTCATTGGCATAAACGGAACTCCTTTGTTGGATCTACAAGGATAGCTCTGAATTCAGGGCGTATTGGTTAGAGATGCTTAATTAACAGGTAACCCTGTGCGAGGATCCTTCCCTGTGGCAGCTCGGAGCCTTTCGTAGAGATGAGAAATTTCTTTTCTGTTCGCCATCATTTCCCATGTGTTTTTTGTCTCGATGTCGGTTGCCATACGTTTGGCCTTTGACAGATCTGCAACGACGATAGACAGCCGATCCCGGAATGCGTCGCGTTCCTTGGTCGTTTGGGTAAGAATCTTGACCAGTTTGAATATCCGCTCGCGCTCCTGACGTAGTCGTAGAGTCAATTCCTGGATTTCGTTTTCGTACATCAGAAGCTGCTGCCGACAGGTTTCGAGCGGGGTAGGACAACCGAACCAGTCATCTGTGTTTTCAATTTCGGATCGATCCACGTGAGTGCCTTATCCAATAGCTGTATATTTGAACAGTATCTGAGCTGTGTTAGGCGGGCGAGCGTAAGGCGACGAACTGCAGTGATCCAAGGCGTTCTACGTTCGGAAGTCAGTTCCGCACCGGTCGTATGGGGCTTTGAAAATCAAGGCCTCTAGCGCTTTAAAAATCAGTAGCTTGCGGAACGGGAATAGTGCTAAGCTATTGAAATACGTAGCTTTATAGATGGATTGCAAATCCGCCTACGCCGGTTCGATTCCGACCTCGGCCTCCACTATAAACAAGCTCCGTAGATCCATGATTTACGGAGCTTTTTTATTTGTATTACGCTGAAAGATTTAGTCTTTAAAACAGCCTTTGCAAACTTGCTTCACAGGGGACTGATGTATATATTTCCCCCTCTGCTGAACGGGACAACGATCTGTAAGGATTGCTAACCGGCATCAGAGCAATGCAACACCGCGCTACCGCCCGAATGGCGAAACTGGTAGACGCATGGGACTTAAAATCCCCCGCTCGTAAGGGCGTGCCGGTTCGATTCCGGCTTCGGGCACCATCTTAAATCAAGGGTTTGCTGGCGAGAGCTGATGCAAACCCTTGTTTGTTTCCGGTCCGCAATTTTGACAGTGGTCCGCAATTCACTTCGTAGGCATGGTTTTTTCTTACCCTTACGATTCCGAATGTACTGCTCTGTGATCACGACGGTGGTATGCCCAAATTGATCTTTGGCTTGCATGATGTCGCCACTGGATTGCGCCTTGTCGGTGCTGGCCCTTGATGATCTTCGTGATGGTCATCGCGCACTTCCTTGCCCGGGTGAGCGGTGGTTTACACAGTCAACAACCCTTTCGCCTCGGCTTCATTCCGACATTGCTTCCGGAGCTGACGGGCCGACTCGATGGATTCCTGCTTGGTAATAGCCTTCCTATCGGCACCGGATTTAACGAACTCGCCGCGCAGCTTCCTGCATCGGTAGGTGGCGATTTTTCGGTTCTCGATCTGAGGAATTGGACCGGCCATGGCCTACCTCTTCAATTCCGCTGGCCGGCAATTGCGGCCAGGTCTGTCGGTGACCTCCAGTCGGGCGCCGTCCTCCGTTACCGGATGCGCCGCATTGGGTTATGGCAAAATGATGTCGGATCGGTTAACTTTTGCGGCTCGGCATGAGGCCGAAGGGAGATCAAAATGGCCGTTGTTCGTGAAAGTGCCTTACAAACTGCCCTCATATCTGTGCTGATCGCATCAGAAAGGTTTGGTGTAAATCTCGATGACTTGGTTGCTCACGCGCTTTCAATGACCAAGAGCTGCCCCCGTGAACCTTCGGTATCGGACTTTATTCCGACCCGTGCAAGCATCGAGTTGCAGAATGCCTATGATGCTGTTTTGAGGGGAAAGAGCGAGCCACTCAAGCAGGCATGAGTCCAGGCACGACAATTTTGTCGTCAGGCTCTGGCGGATCAGTCGGCCGGCGCAGAATCGTGAATCACGTCCATCTGTGCCGCACCGTCGAGCCATGCCGCCGCTATCCGTTGTTCGGCCATGGCTGCATAGTCCGGGTTTAGTTCGCACAGGATCGATTCTCGGCCTTCCTGTATGGCGACCACTGCCTTGATCCTGCCACGGGCGCTGTCTTGACTATAGGTGCCATGCCCCCAGCCCACGCCGTTTGGCTTCCTGGCCACCGCTTTCATATTTCCGTTGCTACTCGGCAGGGTTTCTTCCTGGCCTATCTGCGCGTCGACGCCGTCATCCCGCAACTCGAAGTAGGGCGGTCTGGTCAAACAGCACTGCTCTGACTGGTCGGGCATAGTCCACATCATGTCGATGCAGTCACCGATCAATAATAGGGTGGGAAGGGGCCATGGGCTGCTCCAGGTAGACCTATGAGGCTGGCGTATTGGCGTTTTATTCGGGAATGGTCTATTTCTTGATAGCTGGCATTAAGCTTGGATAAAGAGAAGTAAAACTGCTCGGGCGATGGACCAAGAGTTTGCGTGTGGACAGGGCGCCTGGCCGGCTGTTATATCAAGTCAGGGGTTTTTAGGGGGTAGACAGCTCTCATCATCTAAATTGATGGCGAACTGACGGAACCCGATCTATTTAATCTAGGTGTCTCGTCTTCCTGGAGGGCGATTTACTCAGCCTGTGCGTTTGGATGAATCGTGCAACTTAAATGGAGTTTTTTATGAGATTAATAGGTTTTCACGCTACTAGATCTGGACATAGGGCATCTTTGACAAGCGGTCTGAGAGTCGTGCCAGGGGCTTGGGATCATGCATCAGGCGGGGAGTTGGGAAATGGATTTTATGTAATACAATCCTTTAAAAAAACACCGGCTCTTTATACTTATGGATATGGGATTGCTTCTACTGTTGTTCCTCAGGAGGGAGTTGATATATGGGCTGTATATTGCAATCGAGAGTTGGCCGATATGGAGAGCTTTGCGGTTCCAGAAGCTCAGCAGTGGCAAAACATACCTGCGGACTATTGCAATAATTATGATTGGCTGTCGAATGCCAGTGAAAACCCAGCTGTGCAGATCAAATTCAACCCTAGGGCTTATCGTCATCTAAAGATTGAGTTGACTCAGGTGTTGACTCTTGAACAGGCTGAAGATTTAGTGTTTGGTCCGTGATCGGTTTTATATTTATATGCTGGTCTGTTTTGGGTATGGATTAGATTAGTCAATACGTGTTTCAGTGCGTGGATGTTTCTGGTCTCGTTTTTGTTCCGTTATCCCACGTTGGGGACTTTGACCGAGGCGCCGCGCCTGGCGAAGACCACGGCGACGGTTCGGGTCTCGCCGGGCTGGCGGCTGAATGCATTGTTCGTCGCGTCGTCCAGCCACGTGTGCCGGTGACCGACATTCTGGCCATGGCTCAGCAACCCAGAAATGTGCGGCGCCGCTCACATTTACGAAATATGGCGCCACTGTAACCGTGGGGGATTCGATCAGCGGGCCGCCCTGCGCCCAGTCCGTGCAGTGTGGGCCGCGATTTTGGGGTTAGTTGTTACTCTCGATTGCCTTAACCAAATAGGGTGCAACATATCGAGATCCATCGAAATTTAGATGGCTGTTATCGCTATAGAGCAAGCGTCCATCCTTCGCCAGATAGCAGCGATTTTCATCGCAAAGCTTGGTGGAAAGGTCGAGTATTTTAACTTGCGGGAAGTCATTGGTTGCCGCTTCTACAAGCGCTTTGTAATCTGCGAAAGGCTGGTTTTTGTCGAATTGCTCGCGCGGGAAGGAGCAGCGATCAGTGTTCTTTGTAAGCCTGAAAGGGCGTTCGGTACACGCTGAGGGCGCGTAGGGCAGGACTGGGTTATCCAGCAAAACAATGATTTTTTTGTTTGCTTGCGTCAGTGCCGAGAAAGTCCGCTTCATTCCTTCAGTGAGAGCTTTCTTATAGTCGCCATTGGAGGGATCTCTCATGTCAGTGGCATCTTGATAAGAGCAAATCGGAAGGTGAGCCAGAATAACGACTTTGATTTTCGGGTCGTCAATTATGTAGTCATATGCGCGGTTTATAAGCTTGTAGGCGCCTTTCCTGACTTTCTGAGCATTTTTGTCTTGCTGAGCAGTGGCGACATCAATATAGGGCGCCGCACAGCTGGCTGCAAATACCGCAACCCCTTCGCTTGGCTTCAGCAGCTCGCTAATACCCAGAAATAGGTGGCCAGCATGAGAGTCGCCAACAATGGCAACGGAGTTGTCTGCCTCTCTCTGGAAACGGCAGGCATTGTCCGTGATGCTAGTCCAATCCGGGAACCGTTTTTCACAGTTTGCCTGTGACAGAGCCATGGTTTGATAACTCTTTGTCAAGGCCATGGTTTGAGTCTCGTCAGCACTGCTTTTGCTGACAAGGCCCTTATAGCCAATGGCCCCCGCCACCAGCATGACTGAAACCAGTGCGACGACTTTGCCCAATCTGCGGTTGCTGCTGCGGAATGGGGGTTCAACAAACTTGTATGTGAGCCATGCAAGTCCGATTGCGAGCAGTACTGCAGCCAGTCGTATTTCTCGGCCAGGCTCGTCGCTCTGAACAATCCTTGCAAACGACAGCAGTGGCCAATGCCACAGGTACAGCGGGAAGCTGATCAGACCGATAAACACCGCTAGTTTATTCGACAGCAGGAAACGATTGACGCGTGCTTGCGGACCCGCAGCAATCAACAGGACAGCTCCGGTAACCGGTGCAAGTGCAAACCAGCCGGGAAACGCGTCAGATTTATGGACAAAAAACATTGCCCAAACAACCAGGGCGAAACCAAGTACACCAGCCAGATCATCAAGCAATGCACGAAGTGGCGTCCGCGCTGTTGCCCCGCCGCCTTGAAGAGCGAGCCATGCCAGGATACTCCCTGCAAGCAGTTCCCATGCGCGACTCGGTAGCAGGAAGAATGTTGCAACAGGATTGCTGGTGACATGGGTGATATTGATGGCAAAGGACACAAGTGCGATCACGATGGTCACAGCCAACATGTTTGCGCGCAGTTTCCATGCTCCCCACAGCACCAGTGGCCAAATCAGGTAGAACTGCTCTTCAATAGCCAGAGACCAGAGGTGTAACAGTGGTTTAAGTTCTGCGGCAGTGTCGAAATAACCACTTTCACTCCAGAATGCAAAGTTGGCGATGAACATGGCGCCGGCAGTCACATGTTTGCCAAGTTGTCGATACTCATCATCGAGCAGTACGAGTTTGCCTATTATCAAACAAGATGCCAGAACAACGATTAGCGCGGGGAATATTCGACGTATCCGGCGAGAGTAGAAGTCGCTGAAGCTGAATGTGTCTTTTGCGAGACTTTTAAGTAGTATCGTACCGATCAGAAAACCGGATATCACGAAGAATACATCGACACCAACAAACCCACCGGGAAGTAAAGACGGGAAAGCATGGTAGATGACAACACCCAGAACGGCCAGGGCGCGCAGCCCATCAATATCCGGACGGTATTGGATGTTCGGATTACTCATAATTTTCCTATTGGTTTCAAAGCAGCTTGCCGTGATGGGGGGGAGATTCTAAAGAGTCGCTGCATGAATATTCAACTCTCCCAGCGTTTGGCTCGCTGATGATCCTTTCGATGACTTGTCTCGTGGAGTGGACTTGCACGCTATTTTTCATGCGAGCCCCTTTTGCCTTGCAATAATCATTCACCCCATTTTCTACCGTTTGTTCACTTTAGAGACTTCCAGACTTCGGTCGAAGCGGTGCGCTTGGCATAAGCGCGAAGTCGTTCGCCGGCCGTCCCAAAGCTTCGGGCCTGTCAGCTCATAGAGTTTTGCGGTGTGGCCCGCAGCTGGGAGGGCTTGCACGGCGACACTCTGCGGTACTGGCACGATGAGTTTCCAATTGAGGCGTACACAAACTCACCATAGCATCGGCAGATCTGCACAGGGGTAAACGCATCCGCAAAAAGGGCCGGGCAGGCCGGCCCGTTGTGAGGGGATGTCTAGACGAAGGCCTGGCCGGTAAAGCCCCTTGGCAAACGCTGAAGACCTGCCATGGCCGTCAGGCGGTCGATCCATTCAGAACGCCAATTTGATTCGTGATGTGACGCCTTGGCATGACGCGCGGCCCGTCGTGCGGCATTGCGCTGGTCCTTGCGTGCGTCCTTATAGGCTTCAGTATTGCGGCAGCTGCGGCATTTGACGCGATTGAGCTCGGAGCTCGCGCTGAGATTGTTGCCCTTGTGACCACAGGCAGGATGCCCGTCGACTTTGAAATGAGTGACCATGAGACGTCTCCTTGGTGACGTGTAAAGGGTTTGACCTTTCACCACCAGGGACGTTCTTTGTAACTGGCCACATGCAAATCAGCGGATTACCGGAAACGTGGCAGCGGCCGATCGACTGGTTTTAGCGACGACAGGGTGCTGCGGATCAGGGGAGTGTCCTTTTCAATGTCGTTCAGACGGTCACGGATACGCAGGGCGGTCGGGTGCCCGCCTTGATGATCGACCCAGTCGGCGATCTCTTTGCAGGCCGCGGCGAGGCGCGCCTCCCGGGCCTCGAGCAAGGTAAGAAGCGTGGTGATGGACTCTCTTTCGGACATGGGACACCTCCGTTCGGTAAACCGCTCTGAGGCAGCAAAAAGCCCGCGAAGCGCGAGCTCTCTGCCGTTGGGGCGCTGCTCCTTCAGCTCGTTTGAGTATAGACCCGTAAATGACAGCTATCAGCCGCAAGACTCATCGACGGTTACTCGGGCGCTGGCGGCATTGAGCCGCAGGCATTCTTGCCGGGCGTCTTCCTCGAGATCGTAGCCGTCGCCGATGAAGCCGCCGGTGCGGGTGTCGCTGATGCGATACCAGCCAATGGCTTCGGCAGGCTCATGAAGACTTTCTCCGGCGCGGCGACCGTGAATGATGATCTTGTTGCAATGCTTCACGACGAATATGTCTTCCAT